ACCGAGCCAGTAGTGGTGATAGCTGAGGATGCAATCGTCTGCTGGAAGAACCCGGTGGAGCCAGAGTACAACGTGAGCAAGAAGGGCTGGGCTCCGTATGGCAACCCATCGCGCCGTTCAGAAGCTGTGAGTTCCAATCGCATTCTCGCGTAATTCGTGGCGGAGGATGTGACGCCATTCCAGAGATCGAAGATTACCTCTTTCTCGGTGTTTGCCTTGTCAAACGCATCTTTCTTCAGCCAGAACTCTACCGATGCGCCGCGCGAAGCGACATTCAGCGCTAAGTTAGATCCACGGTTCTTGGAGGGCTCATAGTAGTTGGAGCCTGTAAATTGTGCTTTCCGGGATGTGCCGGCATCCGGGTTTGCGTTTGGGCCACCCTTGAAAAAGATGTATTCATAATCAGTTGACGCGTTGGGGATACCGTATCCATCAGCGTACAGTGCCGAGGGAGTACCCCAGCCGGCTGCGGCAAAGTTGATGTATCCGTTGGTTCGGGGATACCTATCGTTATAAATGTACAGATCCACATACGTGGATTCATTCTCCCACTGGAGTCTCTCTTTTAGAGACCCGTCATATGGGAAGGTGTTATAGATTCTCTTTGTTGCTTGAACATAATAATCTGTGGCGCGACCATAACGAGCAAAGTTCCGCGGTACCGAATAATCAGTTTGAGGAATATACCTCTCTTCTTTAATAATTGCCTGTTCGTGATAACCAACAGACTCTACCTGAGAGGCTACTTTATGGGCTGTCGTGCCGTCGAGAACCTTAGTCTCCCGCGCGACATCAAAGTATTTTTTAATGCTCATATTACTCTAATTATTCGTTAACTCTAAATTTGAACGTTTGTGGTTGCTCTTGCCATGCTCCTATACTATCATTATAATAGGCTAATTTAATCTGATACATGTATCCCGAGTCCAACAGACTCATATTTAGATCGAAGTAATTACCTCCTTTATCATATGATAGGAATGTGCTCCTGTTGGAGCCGGTACCGTACGGGACTGCATTCAAATTATCAATAACACGGCGAATGCTGTATGAAGCACTTGGAATAATTTCAGTTGGATTGTTTGGCGTTGCAACTGTGTAAATGGTTGGGCTCCAGTCTTTGCTGCGAACAAAGAATCTAAAGCGCGCTGTTTCTTTACGCGAGTAAGACTTATTAAGATTCTTACAACTCGTTACACGATTGAATGTGGGCGCCGAATCATATGTAGGCATAAGTTCAGGATACAGAGATCCGGTGTAGTATTCTACGCCGTCGCTGTGCCATACTTCATAAACCTTCTGAAGGGGTGTGGCTGCGGCGGTTAGTGCCACATCGACATTATACAGACCTGTGCTGGAATAACTACCTGTCGCATTAAGATCGTTTGTGGCCGCGACGTCACCACCGATCGGAAGTTTAATCTTTGCTCCGGTGGGGGCTGTGGCGGAGCCCGAATAAAAGGATACCAAGATATTGCCGTCGCCAACCTTGGGAATATTTACAAGACGACCGCGTACGTAGTTATACATGTAGAGGCGATTTAGGTTGTCAGCTGCAGGAGCAAGAGAACTGGAATATAAAAAGTTTTCTCTATCATCAGTAACACGGTCGTCCCAACGAGCTTCGACCACCGGCCGGCGGAAAAAGAACTCTGTCGAGCGCGAAAAGAACCTCTTGGTATAATAAGATTGTGTGGCACCTTGTGTGTTTTGCAATACGCTGCCGCTCTGGCCGGAACCGAGGCCGCCTGCGGAACTAGAAAAATAGGCTTCTTGGCTGCCAGTAAGCTTGATCCCCAGACCATAGTCAGTCTGAGTACCATTAATCCACCGCTCAACCAGATTGCTGATGTCAACTTCAAGGTTCTCAAAGCCTAGTGGGAAACGCACATTGTAATTATTAACACTTCTATAGTCGCCGCCTACCTGAGTCCAAGAGGATGATGCGTTGGGCTTCATCCAGTTGCCAGTTCCCAGATCTTGGTAGTTGTCCATGTCGAGGCCGGCGCCCTCTCGCCAAGGCCGGGAGACAGGAGCAACCACTAGGTTGAAGTCTTGCGGGAGCGTCCATGGGGTGCGCGCGTTGTATAATTTTAATACAAATGAAACGGAGCCGCTAGCGCCAAGACGGCCTGCAGCACGGTCGGCCGACATTTGGGATGTTGGGAAGGACATCAGAATTCGAGAAAGCTCCGGAGATTGTCCATTAGAACCTGACTCTTGTCCATAAATTGAGAAGACCTCTAGTGCATCAGCATAACCCATATTGGAACCAGTGCCTCTAGTAATCATATCTGATTCATAGGCGTTGGTGATTGTCGTGTCTGCACTAGCAGTGTAACGAAGTATAGACATTATCGGATTGACCCTTCAATATCAATGTTGGGGAATTTAAGTTCAAAAATCACATTCGGCTCTGCCAAGATATAGCGACCATCGGCGCTCAGGTTCTTATTAAAGTCATAACTCACTCTAGCATACATCGCGCCCGTTCGACCGGTGATGCCAACATCATAAACGTCAACCACGCCGTCGACGCGGCTCAAGACCTTATAAAATTCAGCTACTGTGATAGACTCTCCTACGTCGTATTGATTCCGGAACAAAAATTCTCTCAATGCAGCTGTTGCTTTATTTAAGACGGTATACCTGTTAGCACTTAAATCAATCGCCAAAGAAAATACTATCCCAAAGTTAACGATCGCGGCGTCAAGAATGTCAACCGTATCGTTTATCATTTTATATTGTAGGATCCAGTTTCTTAAGTTATTTTTTATTGTTACGTTCGCCGCAGTTAATTTGCCACTAGCATTCTGTGAAACCACATAAATGTTGAGATTTCTTTTAAGCTCATCGAAATCGCGGAGGACCGCGGCACGTTTGATAGCACCGAACTTGTCGGGCATCGCATAACAAATAGTTTGATAATCCTGCGCAGTCACAGCACGGTTCTGTGTGGCGAAGTAGCCCTGGACACGTTGCTTGATTTCATCAGAGGTTGGCAGCGAAATATCTCCTACGAAAGGTTCATCGTTTGAAACTTCCAACGACCCAATCACAGCATTCCTTTTAGATTGTAATAGGGCGCCCTGATTGGTGAACCGGAAGATCGGGCGGTTAACTGTAATAATTGTGCCGACTGCTGCGTTAACATCTTGAGTGGTGTTGGATCGATAACCAATACGTAGCGTGGTGTTTGCGGGCGCAATACCGAATTTATCGGTGCTTATAAGTTTTGTGGGGTCGAAATTCATATCATTAATATAATTTCTGCCTGGCAGTTGTAGAACCAAGTTAGATGGATCGACGACCGACTCTGAGAGTAATTCTGAATCTGAGCCGTATCCGAACTGAATGAACGCTTTGCCGGCGACACGCTCAAGAATAAACCTTCTTGCGACGGGGACCGCTTTCAGCAGATTCTTTACTGTGTTGCTAGTGCTACTGTTTGAGTTGGGAATAGCTTTATAGATGATATTTTGAGATAAGTTGTCAACCTCATAATACACGTGACCTTCACTATCGGTAACCGAGAGTACTTCAGCGACGTTGGATGTTTCCAAATTCACCTTTAGGAAGCGCTGGAAGTTGCCGACCGTTACTTCTTGGAAACTAGTGCGGCCCGAGACTGCTCTCCCCTGCGAACGAATAATATAGCTTGTTGGCGCACCGGTTGAGGAATTAACCTTTCCCGGGACGACTTGATTTGAAGTTTCAGCGAAGTTGATGTCTTCTACTAGGGTATACTGGCCGCCGCCGATAGAAGAGAATGTAGATCCCATTGTGAGGCGAGGTGCGTAATCAAGATCCGGGCCCAGATTAACTGCATCAGAAGGAACTTCTAAGTAAAAGGTGAGCACCCCATGGGAGCTAGGTGCTGTATTGAGTTTGAATCCCATTTGGCGAGCGAGGCGAACAACATTATTGTATTCGATAGCCGTATCTAGGAAGCTCTCATTTGCCTGATAGTCTAGGTAGAACGACAGTATATCTCCGACGTATGCTACTGTGTCTAGCATTAAGGAGCCAAATGAGGCCTCGTTAAAATCTTTGTATGTATCAGGGTAGTAACGCTTAGCGTAGTTCTCCAGGTCGCGACGAATTGATTCAAAATCGCGGCTAGTATAATCAATTGGTTGTAGTTTTTTATTACTCATGGGGGCGCCTCATTATACTAATTAGACTCCACATTGATCTGTAGGTTAGATAAAAGTTGTAAAGGTGTAATTGTAAAGATGATATTCACAGACAAGTTATGAGGATATAGATCCGGATTGTCTTCCGGGATGGCATATTGGATATCATTTATCTCAATATATGGCAGATATAGCCCGGTTTGCTCTAGTATCCTTTCTGTAATCTTATCATAGGTATCAGAGGTATTCTGTTCAAAAAGATATCTCCTTAGGCCGATGCCGAAGTCGGGATCCATTATCCTCTCGCCCGGGATCGTGAGTACCAGCATCTTCAAATTTTGCTTTGCTAGTTCAAAGAAGTTCGTGTTAAGGTTATATGCCCCGAAAATCTCGCTTGTGACAAGAGGCAGTGCAACTGATAGTCCAGAACTCATTTTTTATTTCTCCCCAATCCTTACGGTACTTCACCCGGTTCACAGAGGTCCTCAGTAGCCTCCACAGTGACAGATGCCTCTTCCGGGTCGAGACATACTTCTGGGTCCGGAGGCTGTAGAGCGTCCACTACTTCGTCCTCGCCAAACTTAATTAGTCCTAATAGTAAATAAATTAGTCCTAAAGGCGTTGGGGGCATCATTAATAAGCCGGAAATCTTTCCAGTGAAATTGATGCCGTCTCTTTCGATGTCTGGAAAGAAGTTTGGGGGGAGAGTTGGCATCAGCGGATTGCCATCGTCGTCTAGTGGTCGAGGTACATCGGCGAGGCTCTCCATAAGAACCTGAAGTATGCACAAAATAAATTTAAGGAGATCGTCGCCGTTAATTCCCTGGAGTTCAACTTCTTCGACGTCGATCTGTTGTATTGCAGCTTGGGCCTCTTTGCGCGCCACATTGATGCCTTCCGCTGGAACATTCAGTACTTCCGCCAATTCATCGAAAGCGTAGCCTGTGACATTCTTGATGATTTTCGTAAGCCCAACGTGTGGATCGATAAGCTCACAGAGACCCTTGAGGATATTAATGGGCGTCATGATAAGCATCTTTAATATGAAGTCTCTGGCTGAGGCGCTGTGTTTATCAAGCTGATCGTCGACGGTACCTGCGAGCGACGGAGGCAGACGGCGTAGATCTGGTTTGTTCTTATAATTATCGTCGTTTCTAATGGTCGAGATCAGTATTTCTAAAGCAAGAGCGTTCGAGGCATAAAAAGATTCATTAATATTCTGGAAGTATTTCCCGGTTAGGAAGAAGTTCTGCATAATCGGAACAAATGTAATAATTTCTTTACTGAATGTTGTTGAGAAGTACTTCTGGTATTCTGGCTTGTCTGTGAGGACGTCTAATTCTTCGGGGCTGAGGGGTTCCCGAACAAACCCCGCCGAGTCGGCGCCTTCCATTGCCGCTTCGAGTGCCAAGCGGTGCAGTTCCCGCTGGATAGCCAGCTCTTCTTGGATTAGAATTTCTTCTCTCAGAAGCTCAAGGCCCAGACGGACGTTCCGCATCAGTGATCTAGCGAGGGGTCGGTCGATGGCGAGAATGTTCTTGTGGGAACGTGTTACTACTATT